ACTTCCCCCGTCCAGGGCCTTATTGTTGGATTTTTTAGCCATATTAACCGAATAAATCGTCTATTTTAGAATCGAGGTCAACTTTTTCTTTTGCAGGTGTTGTAGCCTCTACTGTTTCCTGCTCTTCACTTGGTGCTAAATACTTTTGGAGTGATTCCTTCATTTCATCAAAGGAGTACTTATTGAATAAATCAATAACATTCTTTTGATTTTCGAGGAATGACTCAATAGTTTCAGCACTATCTGAAAGTGGAGTTTGAACTGGTTTAACACGAACAGTAGTTGTATCATACATTTTACCAGTTTCTGCTGCTGGAATAACTTCTACAGTAACATCTCGTCCCTGAGCAATGTCAGTAATGTCACCATAATCTTCGTCCATCATAACTCCAAGGAGTTCTTGATAAACCATCTTACCAAATTCCCAGAAGCGTACACCTTTATCTTCCTCACCTCTAACAATTACAGGTGCGAACGTACGCATTTTAGGATAAAGTTTCTTTGCTAATGCCATATTGTCTGGGTCATTAGACTTACGTAGTTGTGATGCAAACTCTAAAATTGGATCAGACTCATCAAAATTTGAGAGTGACATCATTCTAGGTTTGTCAATACCGAAGTAAAAATACAATTCAGTGAATGGTATTTCCTTATTATGCTTATAGGGCACAATACGAATAACTGATTTCTCACCGCTAGGTGGTTTCCAAAAGTTGGCTTTATAGTCGGATTTTGACTTGCCGTTGGACTTGTTTTGCAAGCGGTCCATGCGCTTTCTAATTTCATCTAGATTCATGACCTTTTAATTTTGGGTAAATATAATACCCTAGGTCAGGAAATCCAAATTTTACCAGCGGGCCTTTACAAACAACTAAAATACCTTTCTCCCCTATCACAAAGGATAGTAACTACATTTTTAGCATACCCTTCTTCAATTAATCTTTCTGCGACTAAAAAATTAGCAGCTGCAGAAAAACCAATAAATAAACCATATTGTTTAGCTAATAATTTAGATTTTTCAATTGATTCTTCAGTAGATACAGTTTCAATACGATCTATATCTTTTAAGTCTACTAAAAACTTACTACCATCTCCTATACCCTGAATACCATGTAATCCAGGTTCCCCACCTGACATAACAGGAGATTCAGAAGGTTCTAATGCTACTAATTTACATACTGGATATCTGTTTTTTATAAATTTACCGGCACCCATTATAGTTCCTCCTGTTCCTGTACCTGCTACAAAAGCATCTATAGGTTTATTATAGTCAAAATCTTTACAGATTTCCATACCTGTAGTATACCAATGAGATTCTATATTTTGCTCATTATGAAATTGATTAAAATTAAACCAACCATTACCTTTAGCTAATTTATTTCTGAGTAAAATAGCACCATCAAAGTCACCAGCAGGTACCTCTATTAATTCAGCACCAAATGATTTTAACATAACTTTGCGTTCAGTACTCATATTAGAAGGCATTATTATAACGCATTTAAAACCTAAATTAGCACAAAACATAGCTAATGAAATGCCCATATTACCTGAAGTAGCTTCAATTATAGTATCTCCGGGTTTAAAAATTCTGCTTTACCCCACAGAGTACCATTTGGAAACTCAAATTTTAATAGGGGGGTATTACCTACCGTATCTAATAATAACATAACCTTTTATTTAAATTACTCTACTTCAATAATTGTTTTTAAACGTGTTCTAACCTTTTTAAATCCACCAGGACGTGTTAAAAGAAGACTATTACGGAACCGCGTCCAATCCACTTGATACGTAGTATCTAAAACACCACCATTTAGGTATCTTATAACTTCATTTAAAGCGTTTATAGTATATAAAGTATTAGTTTGTTTTTTTCTATGTACAAGTATGGTATGTGGTAATTGTAAATTGTAGACCGGACCGTCTATATTATAGGTCAACATTGTTTTATCGTCATCTAATGCAACTAGAACAAAAATTTTATTAAATAATATATCGTGCTCCTCTAATATTCTTTCTACAACTTCATTTACCCCTTCATCTTGCAGGAAGGTGCAATAAAGTTTGTTGTTCATTTGAGTATATATTGTGTTATTCTACAATAAATATCAAAGGTCCTCTAAAGAAGAGTATGTATATCCTTTTTTAATTTTAACCGGAAAATCAGACGAAACTATTGCCTTAATTGATTGGAGTGTTTCTTTACCATCTTCAACCGCAAAATCTATTAGTATAGAATCATACACATATAAGATTATCTTACTTTTTTTATCTTCAAGTAATTTAAATAATCTAGATAACATTGTAAAATTATACTCCGTTTCAAACGCTTGAATATAATAGTTAAATAACTTTTGTGGAGTCATATTTTTGTAGTTACTCTTTAAAAGCTTGCGCCTCGCAATTACAGTTTTAACATAACCTTGAGTATTAAATTCATTCCACAATGTATTTATAAATTGTTGTGCTTTACTAAAATATTCGTGTTTAAGGTATTTACGGTTTATACCTCCATACATTTGTTGAAATGTTAATTCCTTACTTTGTTTATACATCTTAGCGTCTACCTCTTCAGTATCAAAGTACATTTTTGCCATCTGCATGTGAACTGATTCGTTTTTATCTAATTCACCTCCTGATAAACGCGCTATAATTCGTGGGTGATAACCCTCAAAATCCATTTCAATTAATAAATCGTTATCTGCTTCAAAACCATCTCGTTCACCTGTATCGTGTTTTAAAGCTGAGAAATTAATGCTATTAAAGTTGTTTGTAGGGCGTCCTGTTGTTGTGCAAAAATTATACCATCCGTAAATCTTATTTTCATTAATGCTAAATTTTTCATTTATGTCAAAGTGTTTTTTAAACTCCTCGTTAGTTTTAAAGCCCTCACTTACCATTTTTGCTAACGTAGGAGTAAGTATTTTATTATACCACCTATTTGATTCTTCACTTTTATAATTAAGTATGTACGGGTAAATCGCATTAAATTCTTCCTCTAACGCCTCGTAGTGCTTTGCAAGTGGAATGATTTTATTCACGTTATTCGCGCCGTATTTACGTTCATAAAACGTATGGGTGCCCGTTTTAGGTAGTCCCTCTAATGGTTCGTTTTTTAATAAGTAATATATGCTTTGTATATCCGTATAAGGGAGTGTAGGGATGTATAGTAAGCTTTTTATTTTTTCTTTTACGAATATGTTTTTATATGATCGTAAATAACTTATAGGTAATTCTAATTCAAAAGCCTCTGGGTGATTTAAATTGATTATGAATCCCTTTTCCTTACTAAATGAATAGATATAGAGAGCACATAATGATTGTAATTTAGGATGTACATTATCATTATTAGTAATAAATTGAAGGTAGCATTCACTACCCTCATTACTAAAAAATCTTTCTAATTGATCTTGTGTTTCTATGAGGTAGTACATACCTCAAATATACAAAATTTATTCTTGGGAACCAAGTCCTTGCCATACAGCACACCAATAATTACTTTTTATTTTTGCTTGCCATCTAGTACAATAACCATTTTGATTGAATATGCAATTTCCACAATATTGAAGATTTGGTACATTAGGGTTATCTATACTATTAATTTTATTATTCCCTATTTGATAAGCTGCTGGTAGAGGTTTAGGTATAAATTCACCTGTGGGGTATATTCTAGATTTAGGTGTAATATTTACTACTCCTCGTTTAAGAGCATATTGGTTTTTATAAGGAAAAAAATTAGTAATTCCAGGAAGTTTAGATTCGTAAACTCTAAGAGTTTTTAGATTTTCTTCTTCATTATTTTCTTTTAAAGACCAACGAATTGAAAATATTTTATGTAAATCTCTATTATAATTTCTTTTTTTAAAATTTTCAAAAACATCTTTTGATACTTCAAAATAACTTTTAGAATTTATTCTAGTTACTATATATCTATTAAAATAACCATTTGCATAATCTATTGCTGTAGGGGAGGGTTGGTTTTGGGGGATAGCTATGTAATTATTTTGTTTATTAGCTATTTGGGGGTTTAAAGCTGAGTATACTCTATTATTAACAGGAAAATTATTTATATTATTAGGCTTTTCGTTAATAGGGATAAGTTTACCTATTATAGATTGGGGATTAAGTCCCGCATAAGCTAAACCAGTTGAAGTTAAGATATAATCCCCCTTATAGGGCCGGCCCGTAGATTCTAATCTATATTCTTCTCCATTAGTATATAAATTTTCATATCTATTTTTTGGTAAATAAGCCATTAAAATTGGGGATATAGGTTATATTTTGTATTATCTGTATCTGTAATAACTACTGACCCAAAAATACTATCTATGACTAAAGGGGTTCCTTGTTTAGTGCTTCCCCCTGAAGCTGCACCGATGCTTGGGCCTCGAGATTGGTTTATTTCAGCTTGAGGTATTTCTATACCTAAAGTATTTAGGGTTATTTTACTACCATCTGTAAAATCTATACTATTTACCCTAGGGATATTTCGAAGTAATTCTTTTACAGGAGTTCCAGCACCAAATCCATAAGTTATCCCAGATATTGTGTATTCATATATATCACTTCCAATAAATCCACCTGTTATATTTTCGGGGAGACTTGGGGTAAAATCTAATGGTTTATTAAAGGGGTTTTCTAATCTTAAAATAAACTGGGTTGGGCCTATAGGAGTTATAGTTACTATAGAAACTTCATTAAGTTGTGCTTCAGTAATAGCAACAGCTTCTTTAGATACTTTAACTTCTTCATTATCTTCTGGTGGGGGTTCGC